TAGCTGACATATCGAGAGTGGCACTTGCTGCTCTCATCTCGCCATTGATTTTTGTCCAATTTTCACCCGCGCTTCCAAATAAAGGTTGCGGCGGTTGCAATGATGGAGTTGCTGCAAATTGCCTTTGCACTGAGGGCAACGTTCTTACGGTTGTGTCCAAAGAAGAAGAAACCCCGCCTAAATCAGAAAGACTTTGCAAGCCGTTATATCTTCTTACTTCATTTTGGTACAAATTTTCTGCCGCAACTGACTCTCTTTCAGCCGTATATTTCTTTTGCTTTGCAGCTTCTAAAGACTCGTCATATTCTGTAAGTCGATTTTCTATTTTCTCTGAAACTTTATTTGCCATACGTTCAGATTTATTACTTAAATTCACCATTCTTCGAGTTACTAAAAATCCTTCTCTATGCCTTGCTTGCATTAACGCTTCAGTAACTTTGCGTTTGATTGCTGCGTTTTTAGCCGTTATATCTAAAGAAGTAAATGCTTTCTCTAACTGATTTTTGTCTACACTACGGTTAATATCATCCAGTTCGTTAACGGCTTTTTCAGCTTCTTTCATTAAGTAAGAATATTCTTTAACCATTTGCTTCATGTACTTAAACATATTTTTAACGGCTAATTGTCCTTCAGGAAGAATTGGCTGCATAACTCGTGAAACATAAGCTTCCCCAAGAACAGACCGAAACTTCTTATCCGTTGGCATCCAATCGACAATTTCTTTGTTGAGAATAGCGTCACGAGTAACTAGCCCTGAATTAATTGCTTCAACATATGTTGTACCTTGGCTACGTAAAGCTTCATCAGCAGCATCTATTTTATCGGCAGATTCAACAAGCCTTCTTCGTATAAGAACCATAAGCTTGGGGAATGTAGGCATTTTATCGTGTGGATAATATGCTCTAGTTCGATCTGGAATATCTAATATTTTACGTAATTCCTCTACTCGGCCATCAAGATATTGCAAAAATTGTTCTGTTCGCCTACCAGTACCACCATCACGACCACGCCTTAATTCAGGCGTGTAACCTGAACCAATATCAAATGTCCCTGCTTCTTGAGAGATATCATTTAGATTCCTTCTTATGTGAGGATACCCACCTTTAGGATTGCGATACGCTAACGGCGTGTCATAAGGGCTATCATAAACAGTCGCATCGGCAGTCAATATGTCGTGATACTCATTAACTATTCGTTGCATTTCTTTTCTACGTGCAGGTTTAATTGCAGCGAATTTCTTTACTTGGCTTTTTGTAAATTGCTTAGCGACGTTTGTTTCATCAACCATAAATGCACGATATTCTTCAGGAGTCATATCCATACGACGCGCTTCTTCTTTTATGGCAGCATTAAATTCACGAATGCGAGCTGCATCCGTAGCTTGTAATCCAACATTTTCATCACCAGCCCATCTAGGCGTTCTACCCAGTCGCGATCCTCTAGGCTTAGGCTCTGTGGGTTCGCCCGGACTAATAGGAGCATCTGGCTCACCAAAACCACGAGATCTTCCTTCGCGTTCCCATCCTGGGTCAAGAACTCCTGGACCTTCTTGGTTTTTTGGGGGAGCAAACGGAATTTGAGGATCTGTATCCCATGCTTGTGACCGAAGAGATGGATCAAGAGGTTGATCTAATCTAGCAGGAATACCAATTCCAAATTTATCAAACTCACGCATAATTTGAGCATTAGTTCTGTAAATTTGGCCTACTAAATTATCAATCCTGTTGATTATTCCTATTTGCTTATCCCATTTTTTCGTTCCACTTTTAGGAATACCACGATGGTCAGCAGCATATAAATTATCAAAGTGCTCTTTTGCACTTAATTCTGCAGCTTCCCAAGTTTCTTTGTTCGAAATACTTACGTCTGGATTTAATTCTTCCCACTCTTCTTTAAATCTAAATAGATCTATTTCTTCTTCATCAATCGTTCCACTTAGAAAACGACTTACAGCATTCTCGTCATTACGTAACTTTACGCCCATTGCCCGTTGCGCTTTAAGCATTCCCGAAAGATATGCTAACCCTTTAACATCTCTATAAATATCACGTCGTAAATCTAATAAATCTTGGGCAGACACTTCACTGTATTGGTCGAAATGGTTTTTGATTTTCTCAAGATTAGAGTAGACATTATTAATCAATGGATTTACGTCTTTTGATATTGTCGCTAATTCGCCTCTTCTTTTTGTAAGGGAATCTATTTCACTTTGCGCACTTATAATGGCTTTAGCATATATATTCTTAGCTTCGACAAGGCCAGGGTGTTTTTCCTGGATATACTGATATGCGTTTTTCCCGAATGATTGTAGCTTTTCATTAAAGCGAGCAGCGTTAATTGCTTGCCCACCAGCTACTGTACGTGCAGCCATTATCATTGGTAAATCTGTTTGGAATTCAAGATTGCCATTTGTCTTGATAATCTCATCTACTAAAAACTGGAATTCATTATTGTTAAATCCAGCAGGATTATCTACTCTATTCCCATCAGCATCTACTTCATTTAGAATCCCTCTACGCCCTTGGCGAGCAAGATATTGACTATTTTGTACAGTCCCTCTATTTAAATCAATATCATCAGGACCTAGCGTAATGAAATCTCGGGGTACATATACACCTAATTGAGCAGTACCGTCTGGTGTAGTTTGTAAATTAGAGTGCTCCATCAAATCCCAAAAGTTTATAGGACCACTTTTAGGAAGCCTTGACCCTGCTTGTTGAGAAATGTCAGCCGCAGCAGCTAATGATAACCCAGTAACATTTTCCCCTGCATTTGGCAAAACTTTTGCTTCAGCAGCACGAAGAAATCCTAAGTCACCAATTAATATTTCCCGTAACGCTTCTATTTCTTTAGGATTTAAGAATGCTTCCAAATGATACACAGGAGATTCTAAAAACTTACCGTTTGGTAATTCAACAAGCTCAGTACGTAATGCATTTTTCCCTTCAGGAATAATCATTCCTAACATGGGGACTAATGTTCCATCTTCACGTTCAAATTCTTGGACAATAATTTTTTTATTTAGTCCAGATTTATAAAGCTGTGTTTCTACATATCGTTTCATATCAGCACCAGTTTTACGAACCATCTCTCCTGCATTTGAAAACTGCAAAGCTACTGCAGCAGCATCTGGATCGTATACTTCACCCAAGCGCCCACCAAGCATTGCTTGTACCCCCGCCTGGAATCGATTCAATGTGCCTTCTTGTGGACTTTTTAATTGGTTCCAATAGTCAATACTAAGTTTTTGCCTTGCTGTAATACGTGCAAATCTACCAGCAGGTTGGACCGACAATCCAATCCGCCTTTCAAAAAATCCACCCTCACCTTCCGTAAGATAAAAGTCTTCAGGATATAATTGACCTGTATCATTATCAAGAACAAATCTTTTTTGCTTTGCGTCTTCTAACTTAACAACTCCTGATTCAGTTCCTATACCACGTACAGGCATCGAGATAACAGTATTGTCTCCTATAGGGTCAAGCCGCACTCGTGCAAATTCTTCGTTAAGATATTTTTCAGCCTCTTTAGGCATCACACTTGAATTATTACGATACTCTGCCCCAAACGAACCTTCAAAAAACCAATCTTCTATTATCGGGCCTGAAACAAGCTCCGAATTAGCTTCATCTGCGACTGTTCGTATTTTTGCTGCGCCGTCCGATATTTTACCTCTTGTCTTAAATTCGTTGAATCTAAGTCCGTAGTCTTCTGAGATTTCTGAGATTTGATTTGCGATCTTCGTTGCGCCCGCGACTGTTTTGAAGTGGTTCGTTGACTGCTGGAGTTTACCTTGTTGGTCGTCGATTCGATAGCGAATCCCGGCATTTCTTCCTGGACCATCTTGCGTCCCTCCTATTCTTGGGCCACCTGTATACGCCATAGTTACTAGGTTTGGCTCTACTGCATCTATATCTGGATCTATTGTTCTTCGCGCACTAGCGTCATACGCATCTGTATATTTTACATACCCTACAGGCTCAAACCCAAGTGCATATGCTACTCGTATCATAGGCCCATCGAATAAAGATATTGTCCTTGCACCGTTTTCTACAGCTTGTAACAACAGCTTTATACCTGCTCCATAACCAGTAATACCAAACTGTGCATCGTCACTTAACCCAGCAAATTCATCCGATAATTCTTCTGATATTCGTCGTACAGGACGTCCTGTTTGTGGGTCAGTATCTATCTCTACTTTTTGTTGCAGTTCAACTTTTGTGGGTGTTTCTTTAAGAGAAAAATCACGTATATTACCATCGGCATCCATTAACAAAGCAGCATCAACTTCTTGAGTGTCTGGGTCGACATGCTTAAATGTTCTGTCGGACTGTAAAAAAGGACGTTTAGTCGCTGGAATAATGACTCTTTGATAACTTGCAAACTCAGGAGTAGAACCTTTTATCCATGTATCTGTAGGAGACACACGCACTTCATTCATACTTTCAAATGTTTCGTCACCATAATCAATCTCTGCATTTTTACGCACAGAAACGGGAACTTTATCTAAATCTTTTATTCCATACTCACGCATAGAATCGTACCCATCTCGATAGACAGGCTCAAATGGTAGATCCCCATTAAAGAAATCGTCTCTACCAGATGGTCCTAAAGCACTTGTAAAGTCTTCAATTAATTCAAATTTTATTTTATTTAATTTATCTGGACCTTCTTCAATCCATTTACTAGATAGATCTGAAGTGTCAGAAGCCCCACCTTCTTCTATATCAAATATTCTATTTATCCGCGAACGAACTATGTCAGCATCTTCTTCTAATTGTGTAGGAGATAATAAACGGCTTTTAGTTGTTTTATTTGTGTATTCTATAAACGAATCGACTATTGCGGCTATTCGATTTTCTAAAAAATTCTCGTCATATTGTGGTAACCGCTTTGTACCACCTGCAACATCTGACAGGTCCTTTAATAAATCATCAAGTCTTATACCTACTCCTGATTTTAATAAGTAAGATTTTTCCGTTCCTCCTACTAAATCAGCTATCGCAGATAACATTTTTCCGCCAAGGCGATTTAATTCTAAGTCACGACCGCTTACAAAGTCTTCATCTAATCTATAAACTATAGCTACCCCACCTCCAGGGTTAGGGACTTCTAACATTTTACTGTAATCTAAATCTTTCAATACTCGATATAGTAATCTTTCGACATCTGGGAATTGCAGTTTGCCTTTTTTATTACGCGAAAGAAAATCAACTAATTTCTTACCTGCACCAATAGTTTCATCAGTACCATCTACAAAGTCCTTTTGGAATCTGAGTACTTTAAGTAATGCGTCCGCTGCTTTTTTACGAGTAAATAATGACACGCCTTTTTGTAATTCATCAGTAACGCCCTGAGCGGAACCACCAAGGTCTTCACCAGTACGCAATCCCTGTTGCTTAACTCCACGCACATCCTTAGTTACATGCCATAGCTCTCCGACATCTGGGTTATTTGCTTCCCACTCTATGCGGTTAATCGTGTCTCGTTCGTCTTGCGCAGCTCTTTCTGGATACTTCATTGGGTCCCATTGGTCTAATTGAGTAACATCATCAACAAAATCTTCAGGTGCGTCTGGCCCAATACGCGCAACAGGTCTTTGTATATCTTCAACAGTATCTGTAGGTACACCGCCTACTCGTTGTTCAGGAAACATTTGATTAGGAGCCACAGTTCCTCGAGCAACATCTTCAGCACCTAAAGTAAATCCTCTGTCTATTTCGTTAAAGAACTCCATTACTTTTTTACGTTCTGGAAGTTCAATAGCTTCTGTGATATCAGGCTGTAATGTATCTCCCCTTCTTAAAGTAACAAGACCAGTTCCTTGGTCGATACCAAAGGTGTAATTTTGGCTATCGGAACCCACACGGTCAGTAAATCTATCTATCTCAGTTTCCCAATCACCTTTCATGTGCCAACTTGGATGGCGTAAAGCAACTTTTGTTTGTTTTGCCCATTCAGTACCTAGTTTGGCTTGGTCAGTAAGAGCTGCAAAACGCTTAGGAAGGTAAGATAATCCTTTAGCGGCTGGCATTCCTACTAATAAACCTGCTCCTAATCCAGCTGTAACTTGCTGCCACCACGGGGCATCAGGACCTAATTTATCTACAGCAAACTCTGAAGCTCCACGTATAATTCCTGCTCCTGCAACTTCAGCAGCCGCACGATAAAGAGGACTACCAGCCCATGAACCTAGTGGTTCTATCGCTTGAGTTCCGAACTTAACTGCTCTTGGAGCTACTCTACCTAGTAAATTAGCTCCTGGTCTTGCTAATTTTGACGCTAATCCAAAGCCTCGTGAAGCCGCTCCAACTCCTGGAATTGCAAATGCTAAGTTAGTAAGCCTTGTACCTTCTTGAAGGGCCACATTGCCTAGTTCATCGAAAGGACCACGCATTTCTGGAATCTTAAATCCTAAACGGTCAGAGAGAGGAGTATCAATAGCACTCCATGCTTTACCTATTCCGCTTCCGATTGTACCTAATGTAGATCTTCCTTGTGGTTGAGAAAGTTGAAAAGAAGCAGGTGCTGGTTTAAACGAAAACTGAGACTCTTCTTCATCCTCAATAATCCCAGGTTGGGTTATACGACCAGCAGATTGCACACCACTAGACCCAGATATGGCCTGTTGGTAGCGTTTAGGGTCGTAAGAAACCATTTACGCGCCTCTTCCTCTAATCATTCCGTCTCTACCAGACCGTATTGATGCTGCTTTTAACCGTGATGGTCTATTAAATGATGTTCTTGCAGCTCCACTACGACCCTGTGCCTTAAATCCAAACGGAGTTGGGTTTGTTGCCGATGCAGACCGTGTAGATCTAGGTGCTCGCGATGGCATTATAGATGAAGCTTGCGTAAATCCGCCCATAGTAGCAGCAGGAGCAGTACGCCTACCACCCCATCGGTCTTGTGTGATTGAAACTAAATCATTGAACTCTGGTTTTTGAGTCATACGTGCGAAAGGATTCCAGTTTGCAATTTCAGAAGATGTCATTCCAGACAAATTTCTTAAAGTAGGCATAGACATTTCAGTTTGATTATTAAAAAACTTCATCGTTGACGGGCTTGTAGCTAGACTAAAGCTAGGCAATGACTCTCCTGCAGCTAGAGCTTTTCCTGCCGCAGATGTAGAGTCGTATCTGTCTTGATCTATTTCTCCTTGATTAGCAAATGTAGGTAACGCACCTAATTGTGGTGCATCAGTAGTAGCTGCCACCTGCTGCCCTGGAGGTACAGGCATATCGCCCGCAAAGGTATAATCAGATTCACCAACAAGAACATTATCTCCTACCCCTGTCCAGCTACCTGTCATTGCAGTGCCATCAGGTCCAGAATTATATATACCTGTAACTGTTTTTAATTCACCCGTAGTCGGATCTTTAATTACTTTTGTAACTTGGATAGTAGCGTCTGGCCCAACTATACGTTCTTGCGTTACTTCGCCTTCAACAAGTCCGGGTTCTTCAGGTTCAGGAGCAGGTAACTCAGGTTCAGGAGCTATAGTAACCTTTAAGCTTGCAGCATTTGTATTGCCCGACGTAGAAACTAATGTCGGGTCTATCTCAACTGCATCGGTTGCTTGTTTTGTAGCAGCTTGTGTTATTTTGTCAATTTCTGCTTGTATAGCTACTTCTCCAACTATACCTTGCCCTGCCATATATTCATCTATCGTGATGTCTATACCCTCAACAATTCCACCCTTAACCCACTCTTGGGCCATTTCTAAAGTGTCTAGTGCACTATTTTCTGCCATAATGACTCCTACCTAAACCCTGCTGTACGGTTAAAGCCTAATTCGGAAGGCATAATATCTAACTCCTTTATTGGATGAGGGCTATATTCTCTAACTAAGTCAGGAATAAGATGCGAGATATTGTCATATAACAAATTGATAGCAGATTCTTTTCTAAGCAGATCATTTCCGGCATAGTCTATTTCAGTTCTTCGTTGCTGTTCTTCACCGCGTAATCCTTTTAGATTTTTGACAGCTTCCGATGTAGTAAAAGCTCTCCACGGGTCTTTCTCGCCACCAGATTGATAAATATTGTCACGAGCATAACGTGCGTTAGCAATAGGATTATATATTGTGTTGTTAGTTTCTTGCCACGGTTGTTGATATTCTTCCCTATCTATACCTTTAGTATTAAAGTATTCACGCAACATCGGCCTACGCTGATCAGATCTGTTGCCGTGTGTTGGATGTTCACGTATTACACCTTCTATAGAAGTATCTAGATCCTGGCCATCGCGGTAAACAAAGTCAGGATTTAAACCATCTGATGAAGGCCATATATCTCCTTGATCATCAGGGTCCCATTGATCCAGATCTATTTGAAGTAACCCTCGGCCAAGTCCACCTTCTTGTCGTGCAGCAGGATCAAAATCGCTTTCTAATCCAGCAATAGTAAAAACTTCCTTAAGTAAGTCTTCCTCGAAACCACCTTGAATTAAAAAACGCAACGCATCTATAGCTTCTTTTCTTTTACTTTCAGGCCAATCTCTAAATTCACCGAAATCACGATCTTGGTATGCGGGTATAGTTGGTTCCATAGTCATTAGCGTCTAAACCCTATTCCTGCCATACCTGCTTTTGCTTGTGCTTCGGCTGCTAGTCGTAGTCTTTCTTTTTCTAATGCTAAAGCGGCTGCTGACGCTGCTGCTGAAGTTGTTGATTGAACTCCTGCTTGATTCCCGAATGTTTCTAAGTTTTTTGGTCGAGGGTTAAAAGAAAGATTTCTATTAGCAGCTTGTCTTTGCAAAAATGCTAGTCTGTTATCCGGACCAGAAGGTGTAAATGATGGATTATCTTCTGGGTTATTACTAAATACCGGAGCTACATATGGTCCAGAATCCGGCGGCGGTAATGTATCATTATTATTAGCTGCAGCATTATTATTAGTTGCAGGAATATTACTAGTGTTAGTTGGACCCGTAAAGCCAGCAGCTATTGTTTTGTTTTGGGTAGCAATGATTGCATCTTGCTCTGCAATTTTTGCTTTGTTTGCAGCTTGCGTTTGGTCAATAAAATTTTGTATTGACGATCCCATAAATCCAGCTTCAGTACTAGCCGCAGGGTTAAACGCTGGCATTTCTGGCATTGGCTGGCTGTACATTTGCGATAAATAGCTATTATAATCTTGCCTGGATTTATTAAAATCAGCCAACCGATTCATTGGTGGGTCTTCGCCAAATCTATTTTCTTCAGTAGGAGCCACAGCTCCACGCATCCAGTTCATAGACGAAAGTGCACTTTGAGGGTTATTTAGTATTTCATTAAAGGTCAAGAAATCTTGTTGCGTTTGCTGTGCGGCTTGCAATCCTAGTTGCGCAGTAGCTTGTTTAGCTTGCTGTGCAGCTTGAAATCTTTGTCGCTGTTCCTGGGCTGCACCTAATTGATTTTGATAATCATATTGTTGCGCCGTCATTAAATCACGAGCGCGAGTTGCGTCAGCGTTTCTTCTTGCTTGGTCAGCAGTTGCTTGTTGCGCTTTAGTCATTTGGCCATACGGCAATTCAGTAGCCGCTTTATTCGCCTTTAATGTAGCGGCTTGAAATTTAGTCATGTCTGCTTGTGGAATGTCAAATAATTTGTTCCACGTATTATCAGCTTTAAGATATCCTGCTTCAGTTCCAACTATTTGAAGCTGTGCTCTAAAATCATCGTCTTTAGTATCACCAATTTCAATTCTGCTTGCCCACGGGTCAGAGGAAGATTTATCTATAAAGTAATCTTTCCCACCTTGCGAAATTGTCCCCCAGCTAAATTGCTCTGGTGTAGGAGTTTCGTTTCCAAGCCAAGCTCCCCTTGAGCCATCTTGCATTATCCCGTATATGGCTCCATTAGTAGTCATAGTTTTCCCTGACCACTGTTCACTTAATGGAGTCATGGATTCAGGGATACTAACTGTTGTCCAAACGCCATCAACTTTTCTAACTTTTAAAGGAGTAGAGGTTGGCTTAGACGCTGGAACCCATTGCTGGTTTCCATCTTCATCATTAGGCATCTGTATCCAAAGAGGAATAGCATTGCCCAGTGTATCTGTAAGAGTTGCTAATAATTCTCTAGGAGCATCAATCGCAGTTTCAGTTTCAGTAGTAGTGTTAGTAACCCCACCCCTATTTTCTGTCACTGATATTGATTCTGATTCTGTTGTAGGTAACTCAGAACGAACTGGAATGGTCGCTGATTCTCCAATTATTTCAGACCAGTCATTATCTCCTGTTTTTACTCTATCTCTAGCAGTTACCCCTGAAGCATAATTAAAACTAGTCGGTGAAATAGCTTGGCTTCGAGCAATACTTTTTTGTAAATCTTCGGCTGAAGTAAAGGTAACTTCATCTGATAACATCCTACTAAGCGCAGAAGCCCGTGAAGCACCATCAGGTCTATCTAATATAGAGGTTATAGAAACAATTACTTCGTCTTTATCGTACTTTCCCTCACTAGTTAACAGACCATCCATCATTTCGTCTGTTATTTTAAACCCAGCGCGTCGTTCTAATTCGCCTTTTAATAAATTTAAAAATGCTTCAAAAGTCATTGCATCGTCCCTTGCGGTGGCATCCCAGGAGGTTGCGTTAGCGGTTGCATCAGTTGCTGGCGTATACCAGTAGCCTGTTCTGCAACTATCGTACCAACAATATTCTTAGCTTGTAAACAGAACTCATCTTGGCAATAACGTAAATCATTCCCGTGACCGTGTGCATCAAACGTGGCAAATATGTCATCAACCGTCATCTTTGTAAAATCAATATAATCTTGACTAGCAAATGCATCGGCAATATAGGCCAAAGCCTTTGCATTTAGCGCAAGTGCTGACGCGGCTGCTTCGTGCATTGCGTTAGAAAGTTCTCCAGCCATTAGCGGTACTGTGCTCCTAACTGGTCTACTGTAACATTAGTTTGCGATTCATCAATAATCTCTGTACTAGGGTCAAGCATTTGTTCTTGCGTAGGTCTCATTTGCTGTTGCGGATTAGGCACACCTTCTGGACCCATAGGCATTTCATTACTATTCAATGCTTCTCCTAATAAATTATTTCTATAGGCTACAAGTACATCTTCAGCAGAAGATTGCAACCCATTCAGCATCATTAGAACTCGTACTTGCTCAGCAGGTTCAGACAAGAATAGTCTTGCGACTGACGCTTTCATTAATTCTTCTTGTGGGTTCTCAATACCACCCTTCTCCATGGCTGTTTGTGGAGAGAGAACTCCTTGGTAGACTGCATATAAATCAGCCCAGAGTCGAGCATTTCTTGCATCAAGGGCTGCTTGGTCAGAAGTAAAGAACTCAACGTAGGTTTCATAATACCCAGATATCTCATTTGGTTTAATACTAACTGAACTAGGGCCACCTTTAATTCCTCCAAATACAGTCACTGGAGCTTCAATAATGTTTTCGATACATTGCAATATACGTCGGTTCATAACTGTTACTGCAGAACGTAATGAATTGTTTGGCCCTTCTAATTTAGCGGCAGCATTACGCACATTCATGTCAGCTTCAGTAGCAGTCTCTACTCCGCGCTGTACATTACCTGACAAGATATTAGCTTTTGACAGCTCGTTCGTATAATCATGAACTTTATTAATTAGGTTGTACGCGCTCATCGGGATTTCAGGAAGACTTTCAAATCTAATTTCCTGATCATCCATAAGATTAATACGCTTGCCCGGACCTATTTCAATCGGAGCGTCATTGTCTTCAGAGATATTTTTAGTAATAACTGGCGCAAACGTGGAAAAGCGCATCTGGATATCAACAGCAGTAAGCTGCCTAGCTTCTGTTTCAAGCATAGGGTGTACATAACGTAGGATGCCCACGTACTTTTCTTCTGGTTTAGCCTCAGCAGAGATTTCTCCCCAACCAGAATCTCGAATTACATACGGAACATAACCTGAATAGACAGGGTTTTCTTCTGTCGAGCGGCCTGTTTCCCAATGGTATGGGTTAATGCCTTCGTGAACTCGTGCACCCTTACACCAAATTACGTACTCGCCTGGGCTGTCACCATAAGGCTTTGTCCACATCTCGACGTATTCCACTTTGTCTGTGTCTTGATAGTCGGCAAGGTGATCATCCAATCCATACATGCGACGTGCGTCAGCTACGTATATTTTATAAAATTCGTACACATACTTAGGGTCATAACAATCACTAGGGTCTTCAATAATTGTTTCGGTCGGACAGTTGGTGATACTCCACAAGAACTCTGACTCACCTATCTTCTTTAGTTCGCGTCTATACGCAAGCTTTTCTTTTCTTGGTGCATCATCTTCTGGTGGGTCTGGAATAAGATCCCAGCGAACCGCCTTTTTAAGAATGACTCGTCCGTCCTTTATAAGCTTCTTTTTGCCATGAGCAATAGGATCGCCTTGTTGTATCTTTACTTGGTCCCAGAAAGACCGAAGAAACTGTCGTTTACGCTCTGCTAAATCTTGCTCTTTCTGTTGTTCAGAATTAGTAGGCCTAGCGGGTACAAATATATGAGGTGTAGTCAGAATATGGTCAGCAAGATTATCAACAGCATTACGTGCCGTAGGTGGGATTGTTGCGCCAATACCCTGCTGAATCCATTCTCTTGGAATAATCTGTTGCTTGTTTGGATAATCAAGATTGTAGTAATCGTTGTCCAAATCTACAGCTGCAAAGTAATTACCATAGACTTCACGCTTAAGCATAAGAAATCTATTAAAATCATTGTCCATTGAATCATGTGATTCGTACTCTGTAGATACCATTTACCACCTCCGCATCCAGGGTTCAGATTCTGAAAAAGTTAAATATGAACCAGCATTAGCACCGCTTGATGTATTCCGACGTTTTTTTGCTTTCTCAACAGCAAGAGCTAACGATATTACGCAATCATCGTGATACCCAACTGGTGCAGAGTATGTAATCTGCCCACCTGCCATAATTTTACCTTCATAAAGATTCAATTCTTTACGCAACTGTTCGTCATTCTTTAAGAAGTGTACTCTCTTATGCTCAATCTCGGCAGCAAGTCCTGATATTATCTTTGCTTTCGACTGATTTGTAAACTTAAATGGAGAGACAGAACATCCTTCTCTACGCAACATATCTACTACAGGCTCCCCTACCCCAGATGCATCAGTGTGTATTGTTTGGCAGTTAAACGAATGGAATAAGTTTGTCACTCTAGGTACAAGCACTGTGTAATCTAAGCCGCTAAAGCGATCCATTGCCACAATCGACATCTTTGGGATGTCTATTACATAGGCTACTGTGTAGTCATTCAGCTTTCCAATGTCTAAGCCCATTAAAAACGGACCGTTAAAAATTTGCCAGTCTTCTACATCAAATAACTCGTCAGGGTTCTTAAATATCTGCCCATCATCTTCAGCCCACTCAGCTAAGTACTGCTGCTTGAACTCATTGTCGGTTAAGTCTTCCCGCATTAGCTCTAGTTCTTCTGGATCGATAAAAGGGTTCGACGTAGAAGGGACTGTAAAGGAATTAAAACGCCCTTCTGCATTATCAAGTCCTCTTTGAAAGTATGAACGAAAGCGATTCTTGCCTTTAGCGATACCAATCGCTCGCAGTACCCCCTTAGAATCAGTCAATGCTGGCATGAAGTTAGCCCAGGCCTCTTCGTTAATGTCATGAGCCTCATCAACAAACGCAGCCGTAACTCTATCTCCCTGCAATGACTTCGGATCGTCAGCAGTCTTGGCTTGAATGCGTCCACCGTTTACTAAGTCAATCAATTTTCTGTTTTTGTCATGACTCTTTTTTAAATGAGCTAGCGGACCGTTGTCTCCAACAAACAAATCCCAAATTGGCTCCCAGATTTTCATGGCAAGCTCATAATTAGGTGCAATTACGTACACCATGGCAGGTCTGTGGATATTTGAACCGTCACGACGCTCAGTAAAGGCTTCACGCACGACTTCTGCCACAATAGCTGTGGTCTTCCCGCTTCTTCTTCCGCAAGCGCCAATCATTCTGGTGAATTTCTTAGGTTCTGACGCAGGGATGTGCACTAAATCCTCTTGCCACGAAAATGGCTCATACGCAACTTTCCCAGGCATCATCTTTTCCCATAATGGGTGATACCAGTCTTTCTCAAAAAGACTAAGAGACATCTATTATCCTTTGCACTCGTAATAACTCGTCCACAATGTCTTTTGTATTGACTTCTTCCTGTATTTCAGACGGTTTTCCTAAAAATGTGTCGCGCCAAGTGATTAATGCAGGAACATCAGCTCTGCCGACAGCTTCCATAAGCTTTCTGTACCATAAGTCTGCATGGCCTGAGTCCATGACCTCATCCATAAGCTGTGTACGGAGCAGTTTCATGTTCTCGTTAATCTTGCTCGTAGGGAATCCAGAGCCTTTTACTACATGACCACGCGAATCGCGTACTACCAAAACGCCTTGTACGTTTTTTTGGATAGACCACTCGCCTTTGTCTACTAATTCAGCTACTTCGTCACGGCCTAAGTCGCCATAACCGCGTGTAATGTCTTCGCTGCTAACTTCTTCAGGCATTTAGAATCTTCTTTCCATCATCAGTAAGACGCACTGTGCGCGATACACCATTTGCATAAAATAATAACCCTTCGCCACGCATTTTGTTTAAATAAAACTGCACGACCGAAGTGCTGCTTATATTACAACCTTCTTGTAAGTCTCGATACGATGGCGCATACCCGTGTTCTCGTGAAAATTTGCGGATGAATACTCCAATTTCACGCATCTTGGGATAGGTACGCATCTCTTTTAACCGTTCTTCTTGATAAACACTAATCATCGTTGCCTCTAATCACCACCAAGTAACGACCTGTCAATTAAATCCATAAGATCCTCACGCTGAACAAACCAAGCTCGCATTGTTGGAATCTTACCTGCGCGAAGTGTTTTATTTTTTACTAATTTATATACTGAAGTTCTGTTAATTCTCAGAATTAGCCCTACTTCACTTAAATTTAAAAAAGGTTTTTTCAAAAGTTCATCTGTTAAAGCATCGTGTTCTCGTTTATTTGTCATATTGCCTCCATTCTTTAGACACTTCTAGCGCACTTTACTCATATGACTCAGTTTCTATTAGTAAATGAGTAAACTGAGTAGTTTTTACAGGTAACAAAGAGGCACCAGAACAGAATTATAGAACAAACATCAAGCAGAGTGCAAGTAGCTAGGCTTTTTTCTTTCTCAGCTGAAAAGATTCTATATCTGTTTCATATCGGACGACCTCTCCCCTCAACACCGGGGGCCGGGGTGACCTTTGCCCAGGGTACCCAGGCTTTACGAGACAACGTTAGGTATGCATGGCAGTGTGAATGTGCGCCTAGAGCGACTCTGATAAATTTTTAGCGACCTTTTGAGGACTCTGGAACAATCTGCGAACTT